GAGGACACCGAAGAGGTACTCAACCGACTCGACCTCAAGACGGCGGGCGGCATCGCTGACCTCCGTGCCGATTTGCTGGCTGCCATCCACGCCAACAAGTGACCCTCACGGCTGACCCGCGGCTCCCCACGCTCTTCGACCCACCGCCCCCCGAGCACATGCGCTCGATGTCGCTCGAGGACCGCTGGTGGTATTTCAAGCAATCGAACTGGTCCCTCGTCTCAGCCATGGAGATGGACGTCCTGCGTCGCTTCGATGACGGGGCGACCTACATCTCGATGCGTCGGATCTTCGAGGAGTACAGAGGCCGCGCTGCCGCCGAGCCAGGGTCGGAGCACCAGCTCAACAACGACTTCACTGCGCCCTTCGGCCGGTGGCTGATCGACCGCCACCCGGAGCTGCGCTCGGTGATCCGGTTGCGCCGATCCAAGCTCGACAAGGAGACCTGATGCCCGACCGTCTCAAGCTCGGCCGCCGCGACGCCGTCTTCCCGGTCAAGCTCTCGGCTCTCGCCGTCTACGGCACGCTGCCCAAGGCGAGCGAAGTCTGGACCGGTCCGCCCGACGGTGGCTTCGCCTACGGGATGCTCGGCAACGACCAGTACGGCGACTGCGAGTGGGCCGGCTACGTCCACGGCGCCGACGTCGTCTCGCTGCTCGACGGGATCTCGCTCGCTCAGCCGACCGCTCAGGACGTGGTCGGGGCCTACCTCACCGCGACCCACGGCCAGGACACCGGCGGGGTGACCGCCAACGTGCTGCGCATCGCCCACCGGGTCGGCATCTGCAAGATCAAGCTCGACGCCTACGCCCCCGGCCGCGGCCCCCTCTCCGAGCTCTGGCAGATCATCGAGACCTTCGGGACCGCCTGTCTCGGCGTCATGCTCCCGGCCGTTGCCCAGCAGCAGTTCAGCGCCGGCGAGCCGTGGGACCTGACGGGGACCTCGGCCGACAACGACATCGAGGGCGGCCACTGCGTCTACGGAGTGGCGTTCGACCAGGGCGCAGAGATGGCTCAGGTTCTCACCTGGGGCCAGCGCCAGAAGGTGACGTTCCGCTGGCTGGAGCGGTACCTCGACGAGAAGTGGGCGCCGATCTACTCGATGGAGAAGGCCAAGGGCCTCGTCGATCTCGACTTCGACCAGCTCGTCTCTGATCTCAAGCTCGTCTGAAAGGAACCCCATGACCACCGCTCTGCTCGACGCGCCCGTTCGCCACTGGGCTTGCCCGTCCTGCCAGCATCAGGACCGCACCCAGGATGCCCGGACCCCGATGCACGACTGCGGGGGACTGCGCGGCCTGCTCGCGCCGCTGGTCGAGGTGCCCTCGCCCGGTTCAAAGCCCGACGCCATCCACCGGGTCCTGGAGCGCGAGGACAACTGCGCAGATGCGGACCGGATCATGTCGGTGCGCACCGACCACGGCGACGGCCACAACGACCTGACCCTCTTCCCCGAAACGGCCCGCATGGTCATCCGCGCCGAAGACGTGCACCTGGGGACCGTGATGAACGCCCACGTCGCTCGGGCGCAGGCCAAGGGGATCGATCAGGCCCGCTACCTGTTCAAAGACCCCTCCGTCGCCCGCATGGCCCGGATCGCCCAGCGGGTAGGGGCGACCATGGCCTGGTCAACCTCGAATATGAACGCCTACTACGCGTATGCGATGGGGACCAACGCGGTCAAGCCGTCGTCCGACTCGTTCAAGGTGGCGCTGTTCGGTACCTCGGTGACCCCGGCGCAGTCGACAACCGCCGCGGTCACGCAGTACGCCGGAGCCGGCTCGACGTGGAGCACCGGCAACGAGTCCTCTGGCACCGGCTACACGGCTGGCGGCGTGTCGGTGACCCCGGTCTCCTGGGCCCAGTCGACCAACGTCATCACGTTCTCGTCGTCGGGCTCGCCGCAGTGGACGACCGTGTCCGTGACCACCTACGGGTGCCTGGTCTACGACACCACGGTCAGCAACCAGGCGATCTCCTGGAACTACTTCGGGGGCCAGCAGACGATCACCGCGGGGACTCTGACGATTGGCTGGAATGCCAGCGGCATTCTGACGATCACCTGCTGAGCAGTGCCCGACCTCAAGAACCACGCCGTCGCAGCCGGGGCCACCGTCCAGGTAGGTCCGAGCGCGGTCACCAAGGCAACGTCGTGGACCGTCTCGGGGGAGGTGGTCGATAGCGAGACCCAGGAGACGGTGCTGGCTTCCTACAGCTTCACCTTCCCCCAGGTGCTCTCGACCCTGACCGCAGCGCAGGCGTCGGCCCTCATGGACATCGTGGCGAGGTTCCTCGTCACCTGCCAAACCGGGTTCTGACATGGCGGGGCCTTTTTTCGTTCGCAAGACAGGCAGCAATTCCAATAACGGGACTTCTCCCTCAACTGCGTGGCTCACTCTCACCTATGCCCTGACCGCGGCGGGCGGCAACCCCGCAGGCGGCTCGATCATCTACGTCGGCGGTGGGGTCTACCGCGAGACCGTCGCCCCGACCGTCAGCGGGGCCTCCCTCTCGACCACCTACGACGGGACCAATGGCCTGTCCCTCGCCACCATCCTGGCGACCGGCCTGCTCACGGTCACCTCGATCACCGGTCTAGTCGCTCCACCAGCGGGCTACTACAACACCTTCCAACTCGTCACCTCCGCGGGCAACGTGCAGGGTACTTACACGGGACTGTCGGCGTCCGGTGGGATCGGCGGCAACCCGGCGCTCACCGGGATCAAGTTCCACGACAACGCCACAGTCACCAGCGCCGCCACGGTCGCCTCGTCTGCGGTCTGCATCATCGGCTCACCCACCTGGGTCATCGGGGACACTGACGGGGCGCAGACCGGGGACGCTGGAGAGGTCACGCTCAGCAACTTCACGACGAACGACACAACCGCACCCAACTCGACTCTGCTTGCCTTCGGCACACAGAGTTACCTCAGCTTCGCAAAGATGACGATGGTCCAAGGGGCGACAACCGCCCACACCTTCTCGACCAACGCCGCGGGGGGGATGATCGGATGCCTGTTCGTTGAGTGCACCTTCAACAGCCTCCTGGGCGTGTCCACGTCTGGCGGGTTCTTGTCCCTCACGTCGCCCACTACCGGGCTCGCGATGAACATCGTGTTCGATAGGTGCATCCACGGGAGTACTGGGTTCTCTATCGCGCTCGCTACCACGGCCAGCGGCTCGGGTGACTACGACGCTCTCATCTTGATTCGCAACATCGGCTTGCTTCTGGGCAATGTTTCGGTAACCGCCACGGGTACGAGCACCTACAAGGGCGGCGGTGTCCGTATAGTCAACAGTTCGTTTATCAGCAAGGCCAACACCGCTGTGACGGCGGCAACAGCAACGTATCTCTCGACCGCCATTCCTTGCGAAGTCCATAACTCCCTGTTGATCGCCGGAGCGAGCGGGACCGCCCTGAACGCAGCAACCTCGGGCCAACTGGTCGAGTCTTACAACAACATCTACGCCGGGACGCCGCGCACCAACGTCAGTGCAGGCACCGGCTCTCAGACCAATGCCTACGCGCCGCTCCTTGAACTCGGCCAGTCCCGCCAGTGGGCCGGAGTCTTCCGTCAGTTCATGGCCCCTGATGGCCCGCTCTCCCCGCTGCTCGGCTTCGGCTCGGACGGCTCGGGGAGCGACCCGACCGTCGACTGGATGAACCGAGTGCGTCCCTCGGGGGGGCAGTCCACAAAGAGTGCGGTGGGCTATGCCGAGCTGCACGACTTCCAGATCGAGGACACGAGCGTCTACAACGACAGCCCCGCCTCGCCGAAGATCGTCGGCCCGGGGGATGCAGAGTTCGACGTGCCCGTTGATGCGGTTGCCACGACGTTCTCGATCTACGTCTACGCGGGAAGCGGGTATGGCGGGTCGAACATGCCGACCGTCACGCTGCTCGCGTCGGGGGAGTTGGGGGTGACCGCGCAGACTCTGACCTATTCGGCGTCGCTCGGGACTTGGCAGCAGCTCACGTTCTCCCCGATCACGCCCACGGCGGCGGGGTTCGTCAAGATCAGAGTGACCAGTTTCGACACTTCGGCAACGGCACCCACGAACTTCGATACCTTCGCGGCAACCTAAGCCATGCCCGCGACCGGGACGAACACGTTCAACTACTGGTCCCGTGGTGGGCAGGTCATGCTCCCCGGCGTTCTCGGCAAGGTGGCGGGGACCGGGGACTTCTCGTACTGGTCGCGCGGCGGCCTGGTGCCGTTCCCGGTGGCGATACAGGCCGCGAGCACCAGCCTCACGGTCAACGCCGGTCTCGCCCAAGCGACCGCCGCCGCCTACGGCCCGACGCCCGAGCTCGAAGCCTTCGACCAGACCGGAGCCTCGGTGGTCGCGGCGGCCTACGCGGTGCTCGCCGAAGAAGAGCCGGCCGCTGGTCTCGGGGCTGCCACCGCTACTGGCTACGGGCCCAAGCCCTCCGGGACTGCGGCGCCGGGTCTGGCCACCGTGACCGCAACGGGGGAGAACCCAGTTGCTGAGGGGACGCCGGCCGCCGGTCTGGCCAGCGTCACCGCAACGGGGGAGCCCCCAACAGCCGAGTTGGAGCCCGCTGCGGGTCTTGGCACTGTCAGTGCCACCGGGCTCAGCCCGTCAATGTCTGAGACCATTGAACCCGGCGTAGCCGCAGCCACGGCGACTGGCGAGAGCCCCACCGCTGAGTCCACCATTCCCGCGGGAGTCGCGACCGTCACCGTGGCTGCCCTTGCGCCGTCACTCTCCTTCGAGGCCATGGCGCAGGCCGCGAACGCCCTGGTCACTGCCTACGACCCCGCTGGTGCCCTCACCTTCACCGCTGGTCTTGCCGCTGCCACTGCCGCTGCCTACGGACCGACCCCCGGCGTCACCGCCGACGCGGGACTGGCGCAGGTCACCGTCGTCGCCAACCCCGCGTCGATCTCGATCACCGTCGATCCGGGGACCGGCGTCGTCATCGTCAGCGCCTACAACGCGTCGGTCACCACCCAACAGGCGATCATGCAGGGCGACGTCACGATCCGACTCGCCGCTGACGGGGTTGCGATCGCGCTCACCACCGACGGGGCCGTCATCGAGTTGCAGGCTGACCAGGTCACCATCGAACTCACCTAGGAGGTCCCGTGTCACTGCCTGGACCTGTGTACGTGGGAACCGGCATCACGACCACCGCGACCTTCACGGTTCCCGGTGCACCCGGGACTCCTGGGGTTCTGACCGACCCGACTGTCGTGACCCTCTCGTTCCGGGTCGCGGGCGGAACCCCGACGGTGTGGACCTACGGAGGGGCCGGGTCGATCGTCAAGGTCTCGACCGGCGTCTATTCGGCCGAGCTACTCGCCAACGCCCTGGGCGAGTGGGACGTGAAATGGGAGGGCACCTCGGCCTGTGCGGCGGTCAACGTGGCGTCGTTCAGCGCGGTGGAGCCTCCGTTCTGATGAGCGACGACACCAACGTGGCTGCGCACGCGGCCAAGCAGACGCACTCCTATGTCGTCCACTTCCCCCCCCACCCGGCTCGCACCAGCGACCCGCACTACGTGGACTTCAACCACTACCACCAGAAGTTCGGCCCTGACGCGCGGTGCGCCTTTGCTATCCATGGGGACCTGCCAGGAGACGCGGCTCCGGGGCGCCAGACAACGCCCCCTCACCGACTCATCGGTCCATCCGAGGTCCGCGTGGGTTGCGACACCGAACACCCGATGGAGCTCCACCACAGCCACGTCGAGTTCTCACTGCAGAACGGCGTGGATCTCGCGCTATTGGAAAAGGACTACCCAGGGATCTCGGACCCGACGCAGGTGGGTGCGTGGGTGGAGAGCGCCGCGAACTTCACCTGGTACTGCAGCGAACATCATCGGGGGTACGGCGGCGCACACTCTGCTGCCGCGTCGGACTTTGAGGCCGAGAAATACGTACAGGGTCTAATCAGCAAGTAGGTACTGACGGGCCCGGTCGCCGCGGATGAGCATCCATTCGAGCGACGAGTTGCAAGAGGCGCAGAGCAACCCGCGGATCTTCTTCGTGGCATGGTCGTGATCGACGTACAGGCGGCGTTTCTTCGGGGGCCTGCGGCAAATGGCACACCGCCCCTTCTGTCGCTTGAGCAGCGCGTCGTACTCGCCAATCGTGAGTCCATAGCGGCCCGCCAAGGCGGTGGCTCGACGCATCTCCGGCGTGACCGAGCCTCGTGACCGCTCGGCTTTGCATTTCTTGCACTCTCCGACTGTCCACCCACGTTCGGTCGCGCGCTTGTCAGCGACCATTTCGTCAGGGGGCTTCTCCTGGCGGCATCGGTAGCACCTCACTCCGCCGATATTAGTGGATAGCAGCGGAGCGCCGAGCAGTACGTGAAGGGTCTCATCTCCAAGAACTGAAAGGAACCCAATGGCAACTCCCATCCCCACCCCACCCGTCGTACCGTCGGTCTGGACGCCCTCGACCGTCATCGCCTACGCCTCGGCCCTGGCCGTGTTCGTGCTCGGCCTGCTGACCTTCGCCGGGGTCGTCGTGCCATCCAACGTGAGCGGCGAGGTGAGCACGGTGACCGCAGTTCTCGAGTCGCTGGCTGGTGTCGTGACCGCGCTGGTGACGACCCTGTCCCATCACTCGGTCGTGAAGGCGCTCGCTCAGTACGACCGCTGATCTGCGGGCTCCTCCGCCCTCGCAGCGACGACTTGGCCCTCACCTTCGGGTGGGGGCTTTTCGTCGTCTCAGAGGCGATCACCGGGGGAGAGGCTGCGGTGCGCCGCCCGGGCCCGCTCGTCGGCCACCGAGGCCCCGTAGCGGGCGAGCATCTCCCGGCTCTTCCAGCCGGCGAGCCGCATCAGATCGCCCTCCTGGCCGCCCTCAGCGAGCCACACGTGGGCGAAGGTGTGCCGGAACTGGTGCCAGTGGAGCTGGCGGATCCCGGCCTGTCGGCAGCGCCGGCGCAGGATCTGGGTGAGCCCCGACGGCGTCATTGCACCGCCTCGGCCCTTCCCCTTGACGGTGCCCAGCCAGAACGCCGGGAGCGACGCCCGGGGGTGGACAGAGCGCACCCGGGAGTAGCGGTCGAGCGCGGCGAGGGTCCGGTCGCCGATCGGGACAGAGCGTGTGCGTGCTCCTTTGCCGAGGACGGTGACCACTTGGAGGCTCCACTCGACGTCGTCTGACTGCATGGCGGCGACCTCGGAGAGCCGGCACCCGGTGTCCAAGAAGAGGCGCACCAGCGCAGCATCACGCCGCTGCTCGAACTCCTTGCCGGCGCAGACTTTCAAGAGCGCCTGGAGCTCCTCTTCGAGGACCACCGGGACCGGCGACTCCGGCACCCCGGGTGGGTGCATCTTCGCCATGGGGTTGACGGGGACTTCCTCTTCGTCGACCAGCCACCCGAAGAGCTGCTGAATGCTCCGGTACCGGACAGCAGCGGTGGCCGGCTTGCTCCGCTCGAGCTGGTCGGCGATGAACGCCTCGACGTCGGCGCCTGTGATCTCGGCGGCGTCGCGCACTCCCACGAAGGCGCTGAGCATCCGGCCCGAGAGCAGGTAGCTGTAGATGGTGTTGGGCGAGCGGTTGCGCGCCTTGAGGCTGCGCTCCCAGGAGACGAGAAGGTCGTCGAGCTTCACCGGCACCAATCGCTTTTCGCAATGGTGCAATTCGAACTATGCACGGTGTGCTTCTATCGCCGTGCTGCGACAGACCGGGTAGGTCCAGGTCAGGCCACTGGTGGAGGCGAAGGGACTTGAACCCTCGAACCTCTTGACTGCCAGGAATACGGCGTGCTCAGCAGTGCCACCCGGCCTCGACCTGGGTCTCGGTGTGTTGCGACGGGGACGAGTCAAGAGCTTCGTGATCAGCCTGTCGAGATCAGCGTGGCGTACTCCACGTGGACCACGGGCACGGTGTTTGAGCCTCCGATCGAGGTCGAATAGGTATCCGAGCCCGCCGTTGGCCCCCAGAACTGGATGACGTCGTTCTGGACGAAGTTCATCGCGGCGATCGAGTCTGGAATCTGCAGCTCAACCGTGTTGCTCCAGTCGCCGTAGCCGTCATTGGTGACGTCGACCAGCATCTCGTTCTTCCCGGTGTTCGAGTCGTACTGGAAGATCTGAGCTTGGTAGGTGACGCAGACCCCGCTCTGAGCGTTGGGGCTGGTGAGGTCGCCATAGGAAGGCGACGCGGTGCACGTCGCCTCGATCTGAGCCGGAGTTTGCGGCGGGCTCGTCGTCGTCGTCGCAACCGCGGCGGTCTCGGCCGCCAATAGAGCCGGCAGATCGACGAGGAGCTGCGTGGAGGTCTTGGCTTGCGCGTTGATGACCCGGTTCTGCACCTTTGATGACGCTCTCGACGAGAGGGCCGCATAGGCGATGGCGGCCTTGCCTGCAGCAACGAGATCCTTCTGCAGCTTCCCGCTGGCGTGAGTGGCGAGGAGCTCGGCCTCGCGACCGAAGAGACGGTTCGCCCGATTGGTGCCGCCTCCCACAGCCGCGATGTAAGAGGGCGCCAGCGCCTTCCCGATCCTGGCCTTGCTCCACTGGGCCGCCGCCCCCGCGGGCTGGGCAATCCCGATGAGAGCCATGGTGAGAGTTGCGACGAGCAACCCGAGGTGCTTGGCTCGGACCGGCGAACGGGTGTTCGTAACTACACTCATGCGATTTCTCCTTCGGCCCAGTTCAGACCACAGATTCAGAAACAGTGTCACGACGCCCTGATTCGGTCGCCGGCACGGGCGAATGACCCGTGGGAGAAAGCAGTAGGGAGATGGATGAGCACACGGACCTGGCGGACCTGAACAACGAGGAACTGGTGGCCCGCATCGGGGCATTGACGGGGCGACTCATCGGCCTGCTGCCCTCACCCGACGCACCAGCTCGTCGACGAGCCGGTGAAGTTCCTGGGCGATCGTCTCTGCCTCGTCCCTGATCGGCGCCACCGGCTCGAGGATCTCAGGCTCTTCACCGCGGACCAGGCGCTCGAAGGCGTCGGGTTTCCAGTCGAGGGCCTTTGCCCAGCGGGTCCGGGTGGTGCGACGGGCCGGCCAGATGAATCGGGTTTCGAGATCCCCCACCACATTGCGAGACGGTCCTCCCCATTCTTTGAGGTCTTGCCCACGCCCGAGTTCCTCCCGTCGAGTTCGTACCGCCGCCGCGATCGCCTCGACGACCCCCCGACCAGGTGGCACGTCCTCCATGTTGACGGGCACGGCCGGACACTACTAGTGGCACCCAGGCACGCTAGGGCACTTTTCCCCGAACGACAAGCTTGGGATTTCCCGAAAGATCCCTGGTCAGAGGTAAAAAGGCCCGAATGACTTGACAGGGTGCCCACCCGTGCCCATAATGGCATTCGTGCGTGTGAACCCCGAGGCTTTGCGGGAACTCCGACTCCGCTCCGGGTTCACCGGGACGGACCTCGCCGAGGCCGCCGGGATCAATCGGGCGTACCTGTCGCACATCGAAGCCGGCCGCAAAGAGCCTTCGCCCGAGGTCACCAGGCGGCTTGCCGCGGCGCTGAAGGTGCGACTCGTTGCCATCCTCGCCGACCCGCTCGAGGTGGCTCAGTGAAACCCGCCGAGCGCACCTTGCGCGCCCGCCGGGCGGCTCACGTCATGCACTCCCGGGGTCAGACCAACACCGGCCCGGCCCGGGCCGCGTTCCTGAAGCGATTCGAGGATGAGGTCGACCCAGAGCGTTCATTGCCGGAGGCCGAGCGCCAGAAGCGCGCCGGTCACGCCCTGAAGGCCCACATGGCTCAGCTGCGACTGCAAAGGCGGCAGCCATGACCCTCTGGCTCCTCGTCCCGCTCTGCGTCCTCGCCTACCTCGCGCTCGTCGTCCTCGTCGGCAAACTCCTGAAGGCCCGAGCGCGATGACCATTACCCGAGGCCATCTGAGGCTCGTCACCGAACCCGAGTACCAGCGGCCAACCTCGGTCCACCCCGCGAACGGGCGACTCGACCTCACCGCGCTGCTTCCCAAGCCCAAGCCGCGCCTCGTCACCTACCACTACGTCGGCACCGACACCGAAGGTCGCATCTGCGCCGGCCGCTGGCTCACCGCCAACGTCGCCCGGATGCTCGAAGCGGAGTTTCGCACCGGCTACTGGAGGCACCTGCGCGTGCACAAGGGCGACGTCGAGGTCGGCGGCATCGGAGTGAACGAAGGCGAGTTCACCTGGTGGGCCGAGTCGTGATGCCGGTGACCAGCGGCCCGCAGCACGCGATCCAGTCCCAGAACTGGAAGACGAGCACGAGCACCGGGCCCTCATCAGTGCCCAGGTCGCCGAGCGCGCCCACGGTCGATGCCAGGCCATCGGCGTCATCCCCGGCCACGGCTGCTCCGGCCGCCCCTCGGCTCACGAGATCGACAAGCGGTCAAGGAAGCCCGGTTGCCACCTCTCCGACGACCTCGACACCTACCTCTGGCTGCTGGGGCGCACAGGTCTGGGTCGAAGACCACCCGATCGAGGCGCAGCAGCTCGGCCTCGCCCGGTGGTCGTGGGAACCCTCCTCCCCGCCGGCCCCCCACTCCTCTCTTGACGGGGACGGATTGGACGGTCCAGCGAACTTGCCCGGTGGCCGGCGGGGGGAATCGCAGTGAGCGAGGACAACTTGTTCACAGACCATCAGAGCGCGGCCTTGGCGGCGTTCGTGGAATGCGTCGTCGGCCACCTCAACCCGTCCCTCCGCGCATTCACGAAGCCCGCAAACGGCGGATGTGAGTACGAGATTGTGATCGGTGGCACCGGGCGCGGCATCCTCCACGAGCAGATCGAGGAAGTGCTGCGCATCGCGACAAAGCACGGAGCCCACGCCTTCATCTCTCACACGCACGACGAAGACGTTTATGACCGGCCGCTCTGTTTGATCTGGCCCGACAAGAAGGTTCCGGGGCCGAAGTGATCTATCCGCTCGCCGACCCTGAAGCGGCCAAGAGGGAGGTCGCCCGCGTCATCCGACGTCGGCACACGCCCACCTACCTGCTCGTGCGCTCGACCGTTCGGGTCGCGCTGGTGCTGTCGATGGCGTGGGTCCTCGTCGCTCTCTATGTGCCGGGGGTGCCGCGGTGACCGGCAAGTCGACCTCCACTGCCTGTAATCGCAGAGGGACCCGAGTCATCACTTCGATCCGCTTTGACGAGGCGACCTTTGACTATCTGCGGGCGCACGCCGACCGACTCGCCACTTCCGTCGCCGCTGTCGTCCGGGACGCCGTCGCCACCTACTTCGCAGCGCAAAAGCCAGCGACCACCGAGTCTTCCGCCGTGCAAGCGGACCCGTCGGGTGCCGAACGAAAGAAGGATACCCATGCCTGACACTGCGGTGAAGGCACCGCGCAAATCGGACCTCTGCTCCTACCCGGGGTGCGAGGCGCCCGATCCCCAGCCGCCCTATCGCTACCTGCGCGATGGGGTGCCGTCGGTGACTGCGATCTCGTCGATGATCGACATTGGGAAGGCGTCGAGCTTCGGCTATGCGGCCTCCCTGATCGCGGCGACCGTGGCCGTCCACGAACCGGAGCGGTGGGCACACATGTCGACCGCCGACTGCACGCACGACAAGGACGGACTGTGCGCAGCCTGCCGGTTCATCCGGGGCGAGCACCGTGCGCAGTGGGACGCCAAGGCCGCGCTCGGCAGTCACGTCCACCACCTCGCACTCAGCTGGGCCGAGGGCCAAACGGTCGCGGTCGAGCCCGAGGTCAACCCCTACATGGACGCGGTCGAGCAGTTCTACGACGAGCGCAAGCCCGAGTGGGTGGTGACCGAGCGCACCGTCGGCTACGAGGCGGTCGACGGGCGCTACCGGGGGAAGCTCGACGGCATCTGCGACCTCGCGTGCCCGATCCACGAAGGCAACCGCTGTCGCTGGCTGATCGACTGGAAATCCGGGCGGTTCTATCCCGTCGAACAGTCCCTCCAGCTCAGTGCGTACCGCTACGCCTACCTGACCCGCTGGGAAGCAAAGACCCAGATCATCGAAGAGCGGGTCCCGGCGGTCGACCACGCCGGGGTCGTGCTCCTGGACGTCGACGCAGAAGGCAAGGGTGCGTACTCCCTGCGCCCGCTGCCCGCGGACACCGAGACCCACGGCATGTTCCTCGACCTGCTCAGCATCCACGGGTGGCACCACCGCACCCAGAAGCTGCTGGAGGTGGCGGCATGACCACCGACATCGTGCTCCACTCGACCAGCGAGGCGTTCTCACTCGCCGAGAAGATCGCCCGCTCCAGCCTGGTCCCCGCCGCCTACCGCGGCAAGCCCACCGACGCCGCGATCGCCATGCTGTACGGCGCAGAAATGGGGTTCGGTCCCATGACCTCGTTGCAGCGGGTCGTGGTGATCCAGGGCAAGCCCACCGTCGACGCGCAAGGGATGGTGTCGCTCATCCGTCAGGCCGGGCACTCGCTGTCGGGCGACGTGAGCGCAGAGAGCGCAACGGTCACGGGCAAACGCTGCGATACCGGCGACTCGATGACGATCACCTGGACCATGGACGACGCCCGCAAGGCAGACCTGCTCGGCAAGGACAACTGGAAGAAGTTTCCGGCCGACATGCTCTGGGCCCGTGCGGTCTCCCAGATCGGACGCCGCCTGTTCGCCGACGTGCTGCTCGGGGTGTCCTACACGCCCGAGGAGATGGCCGATTCGGTGGTGGGCAACGGACAGGCCCCCAAGCCTGACCCCGAACCCCCCCCACCCCGCACCATGCGACCTCCGCCTGGGACGCCGCAGGCCGACTCCGAGACCGGCGAGGTCGTCGATGCCGAGGTCGTCGCAGAGGGCGAGGAGACGTTCAGGGAGGGCGGTAGTTCCGACACGCTGCCGTCCTCCCCGGACGCACTCACCGCCCGGGAGCTGGCCGACGAGCTGCGTGCGCTCGGCCTCGACTTCACCGGCACCAAGGCTGCGATGAAGGACCGACTGGCCGAAGCGTGGAGTGCGGGCGAGTCGGTGCCCGCGAGCGCAAGTGACGAGCCGTTCTGACCGTGACTGACGAGAGGACCCCCACCACGACCTAGGGAACACCCCGACAACCGAGGACTCAACCTCACAAGCAGCCGAGGCGCCCGTTACCTGCGCCCCAACGGTGAGCGGCGGTCGAGTTCGCATGAACCCCATGGGAGGCGCTGAGAGGCGTCCCGACGCAAGGAGACGCGAACGATGCGCCGCCGAGGATTACCGGATTTCACAAGGACACGACGATGGAGCAAGAGAAGGCGATGGGTGGGGGCAGCGAGCCTCGTCGCGATGGTGGGGGTGGGCACCGCGATCATCATTACGTCACCAGCGGCAACACGAAGCGCGGGATCGCTGCAGTCTGCTCCTGCGGCGACACGATCAAAGCCACCGGTGACCCCGCCGCGGTTGCCAAGGTCATCGACCTCTTCACCGCCTTCCACGGTGGCCTCCACATCGTCGACGACGCTCCCACCCGCCGCGCCCCCTCCGACAACTACCCCGACGACGGTCCCTTCGCCAGTGGAGGGCCCTGGGGATGACGGCTGGAACCCGAACGACGGGACGGGTGTCACCGAGGCCCAGTTTGCGGCTTGGTCGAAGGTGGCCGTCTGCGAAGAGGGGTCGTGGGCCAACTACCAGGAAGGCCCCAACTACTACGGCTCGCTCGGTATCTCGTCGGCTGCTTGGGACGAGTACGGCCAGGGCGTCGGACGCGTCGACGCCACCCCCGATCAGCAAATTGAAGTTGCTCTCCGAATCCAGTCGCAGGCCCCCGACCAAGCCGGCACCTGTAGTGGCTGGTGAGAGCGTCACAACGAGCTGGGAGGATCTGCTGTGCCGTCCGGTAGCTGCTCGATCGCAGGATGCGAGCGACCTGCTTACTGCCGTGGGTGGTGTCGCCCCCATTACTACCGATGGGCCCGAAGCGGCAGTCCCGAGTTCACCGGCGAGCGCGCAGTACCTCGGAATCGCCACACCCCCGAGAGCTTCTGGACACGGGTCGACCGTCGAGGCCCAGCGGACTGCTGGGAGTGGTCGGGCCACCTCACCAACGGCTATGGCCGTGTCAGGTACCAGGGCCGCATGGTGCTGGCTCATCGGCTGGCTTTCGAGCTCGTGGTCGGGTCGATCCCCGAAGGGCTCACGCTCGACCACCTTTGTCGAAACCGGGCCTGCTGCAACCCGGTGCATCTTGAGCCCGTCACCTCGGCTGAGAACACGCGTCGTGGAGATGGAAGCAACCGAGGCATCCGGAAACGGGAGCAGACGCATTGCATCCGCGGGCACGAGTTCACGCCCGAGAACACCTACCGCCGGCGCAACGGAACTCGACTCTGTCGGGCCTGCAGTCAGATCGCGGACCGGAAGAGGCGCCGCACGCCGTAACGGGTTCCCGAGATGCCTTCCATGACTGACCTCGACGCCCTCCGGGCACTGACGAAGGCAGCCGTGGAAGCGGCGAAGGGGGCGATCACGGCCCACGAGCACCACGCCGACTTCCTCTTGTCCCTGGCTGCTACGGCCCCTTCAAGTTTGGACACTCTCAACGCCTTGGTGGAAGCACGTCAGCGTTGGCTTGTCGCCCTCGATGCCTACGAGTCGGACGACACCCCGTGAACCGTCTCGACGCCATCGCACCGAAGCGCGGCGACCTGTTCGTGGCCTACCCCGAAGCCAGAGCCTCCAGCGCCCGACAGATCGCGGCGCTCGGGAGTGGCGATGCCTGACCGCCCCGACCTCTCGCCCTCAGAGCCGCAAGGGACTCCCCGGCCAGGCCCCCGACCTCGCACGTCCTTCCTCTCGACCGCGCAGTTCTACCGTTTGGAGCACGCCTGCTCGATCATCGTGAAGGGCCTCGGCCACCCGCCCTACCTGGTCGGGTCATCGACCGAGCGGCCTGACTTCCGCGACGTGGACCTGCGGGCGATCCTGCCGGACGAGGAGTTCGACGCGCTGTTCGCTCCGTGGGCCGACCGTCAGGAGTTCTGGTCGCTGTTCTGCCTCGCCGTCAGCTCCTATCTGAGCCAGGTGTCGGGCCTCCCCATCGACTTCCAGGTTCAGCGTATGACCGAGGCGAACGAGAAGCACGGCGGCAAGCCCCGCAACCCGATGGGCCATGGGTTCCGACTGTTCGCGGGAGGCGGCGATGTCTGACCAGACGATCCCGAAGGAAGTGCAGGAGCGGATCAACGCCCTGCCCGCTGATCCCTGGGACCTCGTGAGCGACGAGGACAAGGCGGCGTGGGCCGAGTGGGCCGAGAAGAACCGGCTACGCAAGGCGCGCCTCTCGATGGAAACGGGGATCGCCCATGTCGGCTGACCCAGGGACACCCCAGGAGCCCGGCACCCGGTGGCCGACCATCCGCACTTACGCCGTGGACGCTGACTGGCTCGACGCCCTCTCTGCTCGACTGGTCGCGGCAGAGGCGGAACGGGACCGCTATCGAGAGGCACTGACGGACATTGCCTACGGCGACTACACCCGTGATCGTTCCGCCAGCGAGGCTCGGGATCTGCGCCCCGAGGAGGCCGACGCGCTGGCCGGGGAGTGTTCCTACTTCGGCCACGACGGTCCACGTACACACATGGACGAAGGGTGCCCGGGATCTGTGTGTTGGGCAAAGCGAGCCCTCACGCCGCCAATCACTGACGCCGCCCGATCCGAGTTCTCCGAGACACCCGAGAGTCCAAAGCTGACCGATCTCGTCGGGCTGGGTCCGGTTCGACATGATCCCGAGACACCCGAGGGTGGCGAAGGGGGAGGGACGGGGTGAGGTTCGCTCATGCTCGGCACACAGCCCGCTACTACTCGGGCAAGCGGCGGTGGACGGCGATGTGCCGTGCCCTGTTCTGGACGATCATCTATTGCCACGGGACGGAACTGTGCGACGAGTGCGGGAGGCGCTACGAGCGAGGGCTGGCGAGGGACCGGCACTTCTTCATCTGGCACGCTCCCCAACCCCTGTGGGATGCGCTCATGCACCGCCACGGCGGATGCTTGTGCCCCGACTGCTTCAACCGGAAGGCTGATGCTGCGGGATACAGGCTGACGTGGGTGCCGATTGTCGAGTCGCTCGGGTTCCCCGGCGACCGGACGGCAACGACGAACCACTGGCACAACGAGTCGAGGGATTGGCTGTGCATGGGCATTCCCGATCCCGAGTTCCCTGATCGCTCCGAGCCCCACGTCTGGGCGGTCGTGCGTGACGCACTGGAGGCGGCAGGGTACGCGCAGCCCCCGATGGACTACTACCCACCGGAGAACTTCAAGCTCCCATCGCGCAGCAATGCTGACGCCGGATACTCCAAGATGGACCGGCTGGCCCGTGAGGCAACACCCGAGCCTGGGCCGACTGCCACCCAGGAGGAGGAGGCGGGGTGAGCGCCATCGAACGCGTGGTCGAAGCGGCCCGCGAGTTCATCGACAACGTGCACGAGGAGTGCCTGACCGATGACGGCTCACGTTGCGAGTGGTGCGACGCGCCCTGGCCGTGCCCGACGCAGGTCTTGAGCGAGGCGATCGCAGAGTGGGACGAGGCGGTGAGGTCGTGAGCCGTGAAACATCTGTGAAACCTTCTGACCAGGACGTTGGGAAGCCAGAAGAGGACGGCGCACCGTGCAGTATGCAGCTTCGCGACGCCGGCGGTTCGAGTCTCACGATCGTCTACACGTGTGGAGATTGCGGGGCCGACTGTTGGCCGCTCGCCCCTGGGCGCTCTAGCCGCGGCCACGTGACTCACGTCGTTCGCTGCACCGAGTGTGGAGCGCGCTGGGTGATCGCGGTCGAGATGCTGCGGGCCGACGCGGGAAGACTCAACTGCGCGCTCGGATCGAAGGGCGCACCGAGGGTGAAGGTGGCAGCGGTAATGGGGGGGGTCTGACCTGAATGGCCCGGATCCGCACCGTCAAGCCCGAGTTCTACGCCGACCAAAAGGCCGGGAGCATCTGTCGGGATGCCCGGCTGGCGTTCATCGGGATTTGGACCGAAGCCGATGACGAGGGGCGTCTAGTCGATTCCCCGAAGCTCTTGGCCGGGTCGCTTTTCCCGTGGGATGAGGACGTCACGGCCGAGGTCTTCGACTGCTGGCTGAAGGAGATGGAGGGCCAGGAGTTCATCGTCCGGTACTCGGTGGAGACGCTGCGATTCATCCAGGTCGTCGCGTGGAACCATCAGCGAATCGACCGGCCAAGTGTGTCGAGGATCCCCTGTATCCCTCGTGACACCCTCGACAAACTCTCGCCGAATGTTCGACGAAAGCTCGCTGCTGGAACAAGGAAGGGAAAGGGAGCAAGGAGCAAGGGAGCAGGGAGTGATGGCGCGCCGATCCCGGCCGACTTCGGGCTCACCGACGACATGCGCAAGTGGGCGACCGAGCACTCGCCGCTGGTCAACGTCACGACCGAGACCAAGCGGTTCGTCGCCTACTGGACCGGCGAAGGCAAGCTCAAGCGTTCCTGGCCGCAGACCTGGCGCACCTGGATGCTCAAGGAGCAGGGCTACGGCGAGCAGCGACAGAAGCCGGCCAACCGCTCAGCCGCCACTCTCGATCGGACCTTCGGATGACCAACACCGAGGCCCGCGACTTCCTCGAGGTGCTCATCGGCTACTGGCCGAGTCCGGCGCTCACCGACGAGGAGGCCAAGACCTGGCGCACGGTGCTCACCAAGGAGCTCGCCCACACCCGCCTCGTCGACCAGCGCGGCCGTCCTGTCGACACCAGCATCACGTTCACCGAGGCGCGGGTCTGGCTCAGCCGCAACCTCCAGCGCGAGTGGCGGCCGACGCCCAACCTTCTCGAGGTGTGGGTGCGCGCCGAGCGGAGAGCATCGACCGCGCCGGCCGGGCTCCCCGAAGGCACACCGATGCCCGAAGGGTTCAAGCGGATCATCACCGAGCGTCTCGACCCGAAGGAGGCCGTGAGGTGATCACCCAGGAGACTCACCGACCGAAGAAGGGAACGAACAGCTGATGGCAACTCTGACCGACTTCCAGCTCCGGGAGCTGATGGGCGAGCTGCGCGCTGCGATGGACGAACTCGAGTTCGGACCGACACTCGACGGCTCGACGCTGCGCGGTCCGAACCTCGAAGAGCTGCTCCGACGCATGGCAGCGGCCAGAAGCGACGGCTTCAAGCGCCGTTCGATGGGAGGCGGCGAAGCCCAGACCATCCGCGACGAGAACGGCGACCCAATGCCGCCGGTGTCGGATCCGACCGGGGAGGTGGCAGCCAACGAGGTGAAGGTGCTCGACCCGATCAGGGTGAAGGGCGTGCTCGTGTTCAGCAACCTGCTTGGCGCGCTCGGCCAGTTCCGGGTGGCCAGGGGCGCGCTGATCGAAGCCTTCAAGGGGCAGGCCGGGGACGGCGATCCGGGGTGCAAGTGCCACGGCTCGATCGGGCGGTTCGAGGAGGTCCACCGGGCCGAGCGGTGCCGCTGGTGCTACGACTTCTGGCTGACCGAGGGTGTCGACCCGCCGGCCGAGCTCCTGAAGGCCAGGGCGGCTGGGAAGCGGATCTCCGACGCCATGGTCAGGGAGGCCCTGGGTACGAAGGGCCGGAAGGTGAGCGTCGGCTCACTCCGACAGTGAACGACGCCCACCAGGGGAATCCACCACTTGGGTCTTCCCGACAGCTACGGTCCTCGTAACTTCAGCCGTCGTGTCCCCAGAGGGCCGGCGGCTGTTCCGCGTTCTAGACACAGGGAACATTGACGATGGCGAGGCCGAAGCGAGGCTCCCAAGAGGTCGACCAGGCCATTCTGGATGCCCAGGCGCTGGAGCTCCGGTACAAGGAGATGAGCTACCGGGCGATCGCTCAGGCGCAGGGCTGTTCGCACCAGGCGGCTTACGACCGGGTGAAGCGGGCCAAGGGTCGACTCGCCGGCCCTGAGGCCAGGCAACGGTTCTATGAGGACCTGGCCGACCTCGACGCGCTCGAAGCGATGGCGAACGAGGTCCTCGAGCGTGAGCACATCGTCGTCCGGGAGAAGGGCGCCATCGTCGACCCGAGAACCGGGAAGCCCTTGCTCGACGATGCCCCGGTGCTGCAGGCCATCGCCACCATCTTGCGGATCAAGGAACGGCGGGCCAAGCAGATCGGCTACGACGCGCCGGCCCGGTCAGAGGTAACCCACCATGACGGCGACTCTGAGCTTGACCGAGAGATTGCGGGACTCCTCGGTCAAATGGAGCGAGTGGCCAAAAGCAAGGGCCCGCTGGCTCCTCCAAGCAAGACCGAACCAGCTCACACCTGACGGCGACTGGCTGACCTGGCTGGTCTTGTCCGGCCGAGGCTTCGGCAAGACGAGGCTCGGTGCTGAGGACATCAGCGAGTACTGCCGGACACATCCGGGCTCGCGGATCGCTCTCGTCGGTCGCACCAACAAGGATGTCCGCAACACGATGGTCGAGGGTGAGTCGGGACTGCTCTCGGTTCTTCCATCCTCCGCTGTCAAGAGCTGGAACCGAGCCCTGCAGAGCCTCGAGCTCGAGCTCGTGAACGGCTGCATGCTGACCGGGTTCTCATCGGAGATCCCGGGCGCGCTGAAAGGCCCGCAGCACCACCGAGCATGGTGTGACGAGCTGGCCGCGTGGATCTATCCACGAGAGACGTGGGACATGCTGATGTTCGGCATGCGGTTGCCCAACGCTCACCCCCAGGTGGTCGTGACCACGACGCCGTTGCCGATCCCCTTGGTGGTCGAGCTGCACGACGCTCCTGGGACAGTGCTGACAACCGGCTCGACCTACGAGAACATCGACAATCTCGCCCCAAGCCTGCGGACCCAGATCCTCAGTCGCTATGAGGGCACGTCACTCGGACGCCAGGAGATCTACGGCGAGATCCTGACCGACATCGACGGCGCACTGTGGCACCGGACCATGATCGCCAACAACGTCATCGGTCATGCGCCCTCGGACCTGACCCGCATCGTGGTCGCCATCGACCCGGCCGGTGGTACTGGTGAAGAGAACGACGAGACCGGCATCGTGGTCTGCGGGCGTGACTCCGACGGCCACGGCTACGTGCTCGCCGACCTGTCGGGCAAGTACTCACCGCCCCAGTGGGCCAAGCGCGCCATCGCGGCCTACGACAAGTTCAAAGCCGACCGGATCGTGGCCGAGGTGAACTACGGCGGCCAGATGGTCGAGCACACGATCCGCACTGTGCGCAAGGGCGTGCCGGTCACCGTCGTCACGGCCAGCCGGGGCAAGCGACAGCGGGCCGAGCCGATCGCCGCTCTCTACGAGCAAGGTCGGGTCCATCACGTTGGTACCTTCCCGAAGTTGGAAGACCAGCTGTGCTCCTGGCTGCCGGACTCGAAGAAGTCGCCGGACCGCATGGACGCGCTGGTGTGGGCGATGAGCAACCTGTTCGACGGGATGCAGACGATCGACGACTACCTCGCCCAGATCGACGACAAGCCGGTCACCGAAGAGGCGCCTCATGAGCTGAAGCCGGTCGAGCGCGAACCGGAGGTCGTGGCCGAGCGGAAGTTCCAGTCGCTGAGCGACTACTTCGCCGACGACGTGATCTAGCCGCCAGGAGGTGGCAATGCCCCTCCTGCGCCGCAAGCCCGCCGATACCGCGACACTGGCCAAGGCGGTCGTGGCCGAGCTGGAGAAGGCCAACCTGCTGGCCGGTCTCGGAGCCATGGGCACGGCCAGCGCCATCCCGAGCACGCGATTCACGACGGGGTCGGGTGGCTACTACGAGGCGATGCCATGGACCGACCCGGCGACCCCGTTCAGTCCCGGCAAGCCGATCCCACCGGGGGCCATCGACCCGCTGAACGAGCGTGGGCGGACCGAGCCCCGGACCTACGAGGTCCAGGTCGGCTGGAACCTCCTGCTCAGCCAGAGCCGGATGGTGCCCTTCGCCATCCTCAGGAAGGCCGCCGAGGTCGACCTGGTGCGTCGCTGCATCGAGATCCGCAAGGCCGACATCGTCGCCCTCGAGTGGGACATCACCCTCACCGACCGGGCTGTGCGCGAGGCGATGGACAAGAGCGGCGTCACCAAGGCGTCGGAGCGTGCCGGTGTGGCCCAGGCGGTGCGGGCGCAGTTCGAGGGCCAGATCATGGCCCTGAAGGAGTTCTGGACCAAGCCCGACCGGCTGAACAACATGACGTTCTCCCAGTGGCTGAACGCACTGCTGGAGGAGCGGTTGGTCACCGACGCGGTGTCGATCTATCCACACCCGACGCTGGGCGGCCCGATCGTCCCGGGGCTGAGCAGCGACACCCACTCGCTGCGGATCCTCGACGGCTCGACGATCAAGCCGCTCTACAACCACCTCGGCAACCTGCCTCAGCCGCCTCAGCCGGCCTATCAGCAGGTCATGTACGGCTTCCCCCGCGGCGAGTTCACCTACGACCCCGGCGCTCGCGGCGATCTGGTGGCCGACACCCTCATGTACCGGCCGGCCAACAAGCGGGTCACCAGTCCCTACGGGTATCCGCCGGTCGAACAAGCCCTGCCGTTCATCGACCTGTGGTTGAAGCGCGAGGAGTGGCTGCGCGACGAGTACAACGTCGGGTCGGTGCCCCGGCTGGCGCTGCGGCCGATCCCGGGTTCTGACATCGAGTGGAACCCCGAGAAGCGCCGGCTCGCCGAGCGGAACCTGAACAACGACCTGTCGGGTCAGACCGCCGAGCGGCTCAAGATCAAGCTGTTCCCGCCCGGCCTCGAGCCGCTCGAGCTGGCCGAGTTCGCCGAGAAGTACCAGACCGAGTTCGACGACTTCCTGGCCCTTCGGATCGCGGCGTTCTTCGACGTCATGTCCACCCAGCTCAACATCACCCCCAAGGGCGGCTTGGGTGGCAAGGGCCACCAGGAGGGCGAAGCCGAGAAGGCCGAGGACCAGGCTCGCCAGCCGACTATCAACTACCTGGTCGACGTGCTCAACGACTGCAGCCAGATGTTCTTGGGCGCACCGAAGGAACTGACCTTCGTGTTCCGCTCCGAGGACGACGACGACATCGCCGAGGTCACCACTTCCCGCCAGACCGAGCTGTTCAGCGGCCAGACGACCCTCAACGACATCATGGCCGAGACCGGCCGTCCGCTCTTCGACTTCGCCGAGGCCGACATGCCCTTCATCGTGGCGCCCGGGGTGGGCATCACGTTCCTCGAGGGCGCGTCGGTCACCCCAGAGCCGCCCACCATCGTCCAGATGCCGGGTCTTCCCGGTGCTTCGCCATCACCGGGACCCACGCAGCGTGGCCCGGGGCCTTCAACTCCCCCGAAGGCCCCGGGCGCGGCTGCCAAGGATGCCGAGAAGGCGGCCTACGCCAGGTTCGTCACAAAGGGCGATCACCGGCGTCGTGAGTTCGTCTGGAAGCACCACGACCCCGACGAGATCAAGGCCGTGGAGGCCGAGCTGGTCAAGGTCCAGGCGCCGGCCCGGCCGGCCAAGCCCGCCTCTGGCACGATCACATCGGTGGCCAGCGCCAGCGTCAACTGGGACACCTGGAAGCCCGGTTCCGACGTCGTGGCGGCCAAGGTCAAAGAACTGGTCACCGCGGCCTTGCCCTACGAGAGTCTGAACCCCGGTGCGTCCATGGCCCATGTGGCCGAGGTCATCGCCAACGGGGTGGCCGGAGGCGACAGTGTCGACACCATCGCCCGCAACCTCGGCACGCTGATCTCGAGCGCCGATGCGGCCTTCATGGTGGCCGACACCGAGGTCGCCAGCGCCATGACCCAGGCGAGCCTCGACTTCTACTCCGCCAACGGGGTCACCCAGTGGAACTGGCTGGCCGAATCGGACTGCTGCGCCGACTGCAACGACGCCGAGGCGTCCAACCCGCACGACCTGGGTGATGAAGCGCCGCCCCAGCACCCGCGCTGCCGTTGCGCCGTAAGCCCGGTGGTCGACACGGGCTATAGAGGCGATGACGAGTGATCCCTGTCGTCATGGTCGACCGGATGGACCTCAGCGGTCAGATCCTGGCCGATGCCGAAAGGGCGGCGAAAGCGAGGGCCGCAGCTGAGGGGCTGAGCGTCGCCATGGCCGAGCACGTCGCGTTCCACCTCGGATGGACGTGGGGCCAGCGGATCAAGTGGGCCCTGCTCAACTAGTGCCCCGCCACGGCAACACGCTCCGGCCAAAGCGCCGTCGCGGTCACCAGTCGGCCAAGAAGGGCCGCCAGCACGCAGCCAAACGGGAGTTCGATGCCGATAGAGACCCTCGCCCGAGAAGAGCACACCGAGATCGGGAAGCTCAGCCGACAGGTGCGGCGCAACATTGAGCGCAAGGCCAAGAAGGCCCACCCGATCCGTTGCGCCCGCTGCCCCCGCTTCGTGGTCGACCCTGAGACCGCGGTGTTCGACAACGGCCGGGTCAGCCATGCGGAGTGCGCCGAGCGGATCAACGAGATGGTCGACGAGCTGAACGACCGGGCGGTCAAAGAGCGCCTGGCGGCCAGCGGGTTCGAGATCCCTGACTACGGCCTGGCCCGAGTCTGAGAGGACGCCGATGCAACCCACCCAGGTCTACGCGGACATCGTCAAGTTCGAGAAGGATGAGAACGGCGACCTCGTCGTCACCGGCAAGGCCGCCGGCCCCGAGCTCGACATCGACAAGCAGATCTGCGACCCGAACTGGCTGAAGACCGCCATGCCGGCCTGGATGGAGTGGGGGAACGTCCGCGAGCAGCACTCCAAAGTCGCTGCCGGCCTCGGGATCGAGCTCGAGGACCAGGGCGAGGGCAACTGGGGCCTGAAGTCCGTCGTCATCGACCCGATCACCGCCCGCAAGGTCGAGAAGGGCGTGCTGAAGGGCTACTCGATCGGGATCAAGGGCCCGCGGATCCAGAAGGACGCCGCTGCCCCCGGTGGGCGCATCATCGGCGGCGAGATCGTCGAGGTCAGCCTGGTCGACCGGCCCGCCAACGCAACCTGCCTGGTCGACATCGCCAAGTCGGCCACCGGGACCGCCGATCTCGAGCCTTGCGACGCCGTCTACACCGAGGCCGAAGCCTTGGAGCTGGCCAGCCTGCGGGTCAGCGGTCGGATTGACAAGGCGACTGGGGCCGATGCGGTCAAGTGCCCGACCTGTGACGGCAAGGGCTCGATCATGGAGGGCAACCGGGAGTGCCCGGACTGCCACGGCGACAAGAAGGTGAGCCCCGAGACCGCCGACAAGCTGAAGAGCAAGGCCGCCGACCCCGACGCCACCAAGAAGGACTACTCCGACGACGAGCGGTCCTCCATGGCCGACAAGGGTCAGGCGATGCCCGGCGGCGGGTTCCCGATCAAGACCGTCGCTGACCTGAAGAACGCCATCCAGGCCATCGGCCGGGCCAAGAATCCCGCGGCGGCCAAGGCGCACATCAAGAAGCGGGCCGCGGCGCTCGACCAGACCGACCTCATCCCCGACACCTGGAAGCTGGTCGTCGCGGACCTCGAGAAGGCATCCGACGACACCTGGATCCATGACCCCGCCACTCTCACCGCCGTCCGCGACAGCCTCGCCCAGCTGATGCAGGCCGAGCTCGACGAGCTGATGAAGGGCGAGTGTGAGATCGGCGACCTCTACAACCTGTTGTCCTCCCTCCAGACCTTCATGTGCTGGTGGGGAGACGAAGCAGACAACGGGGAAGATCCCCAGCCGTACACATCACCAGAAGGAGCCCAAGACATGCCCTCGTTCATCTCTCTTGGCGTGAACCCTGACATCGTGAAGGCAGCCGAGGCTGACGACGCGACCGAGGAGGCCAAAGAGGCATTCCGAGCCGAAGCCGTCAAGGCGTTGGGGCTCGACAAGTTCGCAACCCCCGAGACCGTGAAGGGTCTGCTCGACGAGCGTTTCGGCGCTCTAGAGGAGCAGATCAAGCGGCTCGGCGCTGCGGCAGCGCCCGGTGGGCCGGTCACGACCCGCACCGGTGGCGAGGCGGTGAAGGCGGCTCAGGCCGACTTGCTGCGCGCCGAAGCCCAGAGCTACCGCGACACCGCCAAGGTGGTCGACCGGGAGATGGCTGGGGCGTACATGCAAAAGGCCGCCGAGTGCGATCGCAAAGCCGACGCGCTCGGCGCGGCCTGACCCCTCTGTTCTGAAGGAGAACCGCCATGCCCATGGCCCCACCGCGCCCGGCCGAGATGTTCGGCGAGCGCAGGACCCGTGAAGACGGGTCCAGTTATTGGAAGCGGCCCAACGCCGGCGAGCAGGTCGAGCGATTCGAACTGTTCAAGTTGGCCCTGCGCGACAGCCACGAGAGCCCGATGCAGGTCTCAGACGTGCTGGCCCGGGTGGCCGGTGCGCCGCAGGACACCAGCCGCGCCGCCATCCATGCTCAGATCGAGGAGCTCGAGAAGTCGGTCAGCCCCGACGTTCTCGCCTCCATCGCTCCGCAGCTGGAGAAGATGAAGGGCGTCCAGGCCGACATCGGCAAGGAGTGGCTGTCCAACAGCCCGCTCGCCTCGGGTCTGGTCGCCTACGACCTCCAGGCGCCGGCCAAGTTCCTCGCTCCCCGGGACACCCCCATCCGTGACCGCACCCCCCGCAGCACCCAGGGGGCCGGCACCACGGCCCGGTACAAGAGGATCACCGGCATCACCAACTCGGGGACCGGCGGCGTGGCAGACGCCACTCCGTTCTTCAACTCCGAGTCGGCGTCGGGGACCTCTGGTGGGGTGACCGGCCTGCGCCGGCCCGCCACCATCAGCTACGCAGCCGACGAGAAGGCGATCCTGTTCCAAGAGCAGGGCTTCACCGACATCGTGTCGCTCAAGGCCATGTACCAGTCCCAGGGCTACGAGAACCTGCGCCAGCTGTCCCAGACCGCCCTTCTGTGGGCGACGCTTGTCGGCGAGGAGAAGTCGCTTCTCTACGCACGCGGCTCGGCCACTGGGTTCGAGGGTGCGCTGGCTGCGCCGACCGGCGTGGCGTTCGCGTCCAACTCGACGCCGCCTGCGGGTGTGACCGGGAACACCGCCGACATCGCCAACCTGTACGGCTACGTCTGCGCCAACTCGGGCCGTGGCTTGTCGGTCGCCTCGACCGTCGCCACCACGACCACCCTGTCGGCGGTGACGTCGAAGACCTCGGTCATGTCCTGGACGGACTCGCCGGGAGCGGTCGGCTACACCATCTTCCTCGGCACCACGACCGGGATCGCCAACGCCTACTTCGCAGGCACCAGCCAGACCAACAGCTTCACCCCGAGCTTCACCGGCGGTGGGACTGGTGGGGTCCCGAGCACGGGCGCACAGCCCAGTGCCTCGGACGCCTCGGCTGACGCCAACGCGTACGACGGCTACCTGTCGATCTACACCGACACGTCGTTGGCCGGCTACGTCGGGCGGCTCAACGCTGTGTTCTCGACGACCAACCCGGGCACCGAGTACCAGAGCGCGTTCCAGAACATGTACTACAACGGGCTCGGCACCGGCCAGACGCTGTTGGCCGACCCCGACGTGATCTGGATCTACGCCGGCGGTCGCGTGGCCCTGTCGGACCTGTTGAAGACGGCGAGCTCGACCAACTATCGGCTCACCATCGACAACGGCGAGGCCGGGACCGGTGTGCGGCTCGGGAGCATCGTGACGGGGATCTACAACGAAGTCACCGGCAAGATGCTGGACTTCGAGGTCCACCCCTACATGCCCAAGGGCTGCTCGCTCATCCACTCCGACACCGTTCCCGTGCCTGACAGCCAGGTCGGGGCCACCGTCGAAGTGCGCAACGTCGTGGACTACACGGCGATCGAATGGGCGCAGATCCAGATGTCCTACGACACCTCGACCTACATGCTCGGTGCGCCGATCTTCTACGCACCGATGTTCAGTGGGTCCGTCGTCGGGATCGGGAACTAGCTCACCTCCCTGGTGAACGCCTGAGAGGCGTCGCGCTGTCTTGGCCCGTCCGGGGCAGCGCGACGCCTTTTCTGGCGGCTCCAGTTCCACAAGGAGACTCAGATGGCCACAGTCGGTCAGTACGCCTCGTCCCCCAACCCCCTCGTCGACAACCTCGGGGTTGCCGCTGCCTCGGTCACGGTCACGGTGCTGCGCGTCACCGCGGCTGGGACCGAACCCGCGGTTCTCTACACCGACGGCACCGGTGGCACGGTGGCCAGTGGCCACACGGTCACCAGCGGAGCCGATGGCAACGTCAGCTTCTTCGCCGCCATCGGCAATTACGTCCTGACCTGGACAAATGCCGATGGGGCGGGGGGCCAGTTGCCGGTCTCGATCACTGCTGGTGTCGCAACGAACGTCGACTCGGTCAACGTCGTGGCGGTCGGGGGAGCGACCAAGACCCTGCAGCCTGTGATTGACGGCATCGCCAACGACATCACGCTGTCCGCCAACCTCACCGTGACGATGCCCGCCGCCCAGCGTGGCGCCAAGTGCTACTGCCTGATCCACACCGGTGCGGGCTCCTTCACGGTCGCCTTCACCGGGGTCAAGTGGGCCGGCGGGACGCCTCCCACGATCACCGCGACCGCATCTGCGACCGACTATTTCGAGTTCAAGTCCGACGGCACCAACTGGTACGGGACGGTCATTGCCCAGGCGCTCGCCTAGATGGCGGTCGTCAACCCCGGGTCGGTCGCCTGTCGCCAGATCGACGTCAACGGCCGTCGCTACAGCGTCGGGCGTGACGGGCGGTTCCACGGGGTCCGGGACTCCGACGTGAAGGCGATGGTGCAGGGCGGCGAGTGCTTCCTGCCGACCACCCGCATGAGCGGACGGCCGGGATACCGCTGTGAGGACTGCGGGTTCCTGGCGGTGTTCTCCGACCGCTGCGGACGATGCGGAGGCGAGAGCCTGACCAAGGAGGGCTAGATGGTCGTCGCCCCCTACGTGTCGAGCTACGTCACCCGTGTCCCGTACCTGACCAACGACGAGTTCGCCGCCGCCCCGCTCGGCTTCGACCTGTCCAACCTCGTTCCCTCGGGCACCGCTCCGCAGGAGTCGACGGTGCTGACCGAGCTGATCCGCCGGGCCTCGGCCAGGGTCGACACCTACTGCATGGGCTCGGACGGGACGCTGTGCGCCTCGCTCAACACCGAGTCCAAGCGCATCAGAGCCGACCGGCAAGGGAACTGGCTGGTCAACACCGAGTTCTGGCCGATCATCGAGGTCGTCAGCTTCTCGGTCGGCTCGACCATCGGCGATCTCCAGGCGGTCCCGCTTACCACCGACAACATCTGGATCGAGAAGCAGTCCTTCGAGGTCACCCAGGGCGGCTTGGCGAGCGTGACGAACCTCGGCCCGCTCCAGTTTGGTGGCGGGGTCCCGGGCCAGGAGTGTTTCTGCCAGTACACCTACTCCAACGGCTGGATCAACTCGACGCTGTCGGCCGCCATCGCCGCGGGCAGCCCGTCGATCGCACCGGTGTCGGTGGTGGGCATCCAGCCGGGAATGCCGCTCACCGTCTACGACCCGGCCGGCGGTGGCGACGAGGACGTGGTCGTGTCGTCCACCTACGTGGCCGGTGCGGCGACCGTCACGCTCGCCGCCAACACCCAGTTCGCCCACGCCAAGGGTGTGAACGTCACCTCGCTCCCGGCCACGGTGAAGGAGGCCACGATCCACTTCGTGGCCTCGCTCATCAAAGAGCGCGGCTCGGGCGGGTTCACCATGAGCTCGAAGGGCGGCGTCAGCAAGAACGAGGGCGGCGGGGGCAACGACCGGGACCGGCACCTGGCCGACGCCATGGACCTCCTCGACACCTTCATGAGGGTGGTCTGAGAGGTGGGTCGGGCGGCCGTCCTCGCCAACGTCGTCGACTACCTGAGCGCGGGCTCAGAGCCAGAGGGTGGCCAGATCACCTTCTTGGGCGAGGTCTTCGGGCACTTCCCCAAGTTCCTGGCCGAGCAGACCCTGTTCGACGGCCAGCCGGTCGGCGCTCCCTCGGGTGCCTTCGTCTGGGCGTGGCTGGGCAGCCGCAAAGAGAAGCGCATGTCGCTCCAGGGCGCCCCGGCCGGCGGCAAGATGCGCTACTACGACCTGCGGCTCCAGTGCGTGTTCATGTCGGCACAACCGACCGCCGATGCAGCCGGGGCGGACAACGACACCTTCCTCGACGCCCTGCACGACTACATCGTCGCCTCCAAGGTGGCCGGCGGCGGCGGGGCGGTGTTCCAGTGGGCCGAGGGCTCGACCGCCTTCGGCTTCGACTACGTCGAGGACGTGGGCGACCCTCAGCTCGACGAGGACAGCGGCGTGATCCACATCTACACGGCCATCTCGATCACGGTCCTCGAGGAGGCGTGATGGTGGCATCCAAGCGCGCCAAGACGCTCAAAGTCCGCCGGGCGAAGTCCGTGAGAGCCAAACGCACCAGCGTCGTGCGATCCAAGAAAGCGAAGGCGTGAGATGGCGACAGCCAAGTTCAAGCACACCGGCGATTCCCCCATCATCTACAGCGACCTGAAGCGGCCCGACGGCCGCACGGTCGAAGCGGAGCCGGGTGAGGAGTTCGAGGTCGGCGCGGTGCTGCACCCGCTCGCCGTGCTCCACGAGCTGCTCCAGGCCCTCAACACCGAGGCCAAGAAGCTGGTCACCGACGCCAAGAAGGCGGCCAAAGAGGTCGTCGAAGAGGTCGAACACGTCGCCGAGGTGGTGGAAGCCGATCTCGGCCATGTCGAGGCGTCTGCGCACGACGCCACCGTGACGGTCGACGAGCCCCCGGCCGAGTAGCACCCCGAGTCCGATCCTCCGAAAGGAACTGTTGTGGCTAACGCCTACATGCGGAAGAACGGCTTCACGTTGCTCGGGATCGAAGGGACCCGCGGCACGTTGGCCTCCACCCTGCACACCGTCCCCAACACCGCGGGCAAGTTCACCGCCGGTCCGAAGTACGCCGAGGACAAGTCGCTCATCGGCCAGTCCGGCGACATCCGTGACGTGGTGCTCGGCGTCCGGGCCGACACCTACGAGGGGAAGTGCTACCTCTTCACCGACGCCATGGCGGTCCTGTTCCGTGGGCTGCTCGGCTCGACCGACGCCACCACCGCCGCGATCTCCTCGACGACGTTCGCGACCGGCGGCGGCGCCCTGGGAGCGACCACCTTTGCGTCGACCGCCTCGATCCCGGCGGGCTCGGTGGTCATCCTCGGAACCGCCGGGACGACGGGCAGCGAAACCAAGCTCGTGACCGGGGTCACCGGCGGCGGCCCGTACACGGTGACGGTCGGGAGCCCGCTCGCCTACGCCCACCTGGCGGCCGACCCGATCACCGGGCTCACCGCCCACCAGTTCTCCCTGCTCAACAGCTACTCGGTCGGCTCCCAGCCCCCGAGCCTCTCGGTGCAGGACTTCGACGGTGCGAATGCCTATCAGGGCCTCGGCTACCAGCTCGACAGCCTCGACATCGAGTACGGCGTCGACAAGGAGATGATGGCCACCTTCAAGCTGATGGGCAACCCGTTCACCTCGATCGCCACGCCCAGCTTCACCATCCCCTCCGAGCACCTGATCCCCGGATGGTCCCAGTGCGACACCATCGCCGGGACTGCGCTCAACACGGTCGAGGACGGGACCCTCAACCTGAAGCGCAACACCAAGCCGATCTTCGCCGGTGGGAGCCAGGGGCCCCAGTCGGTGTTCGCCGACGTGCTGGCCGCCGCGGGCAAGGAGAAGTTCACCGTCTACTCCGGCGACTCCACGCTGACCAACGGCCTCGCCCGCACCCCGCTCGTGGTGGTGCGCGAGTTCACCGACCCGGTCACCGGTCACCTGATCCGCATCCAGATGTCCCAGGTGCAGTACACGAACCCGGCCCGTCTGGCCCCCGGCAACGAGTGGACCGAGGTCGAGGCCGGCTTCACGGCCGAGATGAACGCCACCGACGCGATCTCGACCGGCATCTCCCAGATGCTGGTCACGGTCGGCAACGCGCAGAGCACCGCGTACTAGGAGAGGGTGATCCTGGTTGACCGAGCGGTTGGAGTTCAACAACGGACAGTGGGCCGAGATCCGCACCCGTGACGACGTCACGATGGAGGAGAAGATGCGGGTGCAGCGGGCCCGCGAACGCCACGCCGCCTGGCAGGGCGGTCTCCAAGCCAAGGGCTACGACGTCTCCGACAGCGCCAGCTACCAGATCATGCTCGACGCGACCGCAGAGGACGAGCTGAACCCGTGGCAGCAGTTCTGCAACTGCGTGGTGTTCACCTACACCGACAAGTGGTCGTTCGGAATGGAGTTCCACACCGAGGAGCTGGCCCACAAGATCCCCGAAGGTCCCTATGAGGACATCTTCGCGGTGGGGTTCCGGTACTTCAGGGGCGTGGTGATCACACCGGACGGAGCGAACGACCCAAAAGTGACTACCGACAGTTCAGCCGGCTCCGATCCGCCCTCCGAGGAGAGCTCGCCGAAGGACGACCTGTCGACCCCGCCCTCCTCGCCCTCTTCAGAGAGTTCCGAGTCCGAAGAGCCCTTGGAGGACTCAGCCACGACGACTACCTGAGAGAGCCGTCGGGCAACGTCGACTGGTTCTTCCACTTCGACGACCTGATGAGGGAGCTCCATGGCTAACGCCCTCAGCGTCTCGGTCCACATCGACTCCGACGGGTTCGGGACCGCCGTCGACGAGCTGGTGGTCAAGGCCGCCGAAGCCGCGCAAGCCTTCGTCAGCCTGGGCGGCCTCGTCCTTGTCGCGGCGATGCAGCCGCACACCCCGGTCGAAACCGGCACGCTGCGACGCTCCGAGCGGGTCGATCAGGTGTCGATGATGGGCCCGGGAGTCTGGCAGAGCCAGTCCGGCCCGACCGTCGTCTACGGACGACGCCTTGACCAGGGCTTTCATGGGGCCGACTCGCTCGGGCGCCACTACAACCAGGCCGGCACGTTCTACGTCGAGGCCGGGGTCACCGACGCGCAAGGGGCCCTCGAGGCGCTGCACGAGAAGGTCATGGCTGAGGCGGTGAGTGGCTGATGGCACTGCTGCCTCCCACCATGGCGGTGTTGACCGCCAGTAACAGCGACTTCATGGCCAAGATGGCCGAGTCCAAGGCGGCCATGGAGGATCTCTCCACCTCGGGCACCTCTTCGTTCTCCAAGCTCTCCTCGGTCGGCGGCGCCATGCTGGCCGGCATCGCCGGCGGTGCGGTCGCGGTCGGCGGCGTGTCGCTCAAGATGGCGGCGGACTTCCAAGAGGCGACCGACCAGCTCGTCACCGGGGCCGGTGAGTCCGAGAAGAACATCGGCATGGTCCGCGACGGCATCCTGGCCATGGCCGCCACTGTCGGGCAAACCCCGATCGAGCTGGCCAAGGGCATGTACCTGATCGAGTCGGCGGGCTACCACGGCGCCGCCGGCCTGACCGTGCTGAAGGCGGCGGCCGAGGGGGCAGCCACCGGCGGGGCGCAGATGGCCACCGTCGCCAACGCGGTCACCACCGCCCTGACCGACTACCACCTCCCGGCCTCCCAGGCCGCCGACGTCACCTCGGCCCTCATCCAGACCGTCGCCGACGGCAAGACCCACCTGCAGGATCTCGCCGGCGCCCTCGGCAAGGTCATGCCGGTCGCTTCTGCGCTCGGGGTCAGCTTCCAAGAGGTCACCGGGGCCATGGCCACGATGACCAACGCTGGGCTCACCGCCCGCTTCGCTGCGACCCACCTGCAGAACACGCTGCTGGCCCTCTCGGCTCCGAGCGCGACGGCCGACAAGGCGCTCGCCTCGGTCGGCCTGACCAGCCAGCAGGTGAAGGACACCCTCGACGGCCCCGGCGGCCTGTCGGCAGCTCTGTCGCTCATCGAGACCCACGTGGGATCGACCTTCCCCAAGGGCTCGGTGGCGTCGGTCACCGCGCTAAAGGACATCATGGGCGGGGTCACCGGGTACTCGACCGCGCTCATGCTCAGCGGAGCCAACGCCAAGGCGTTCGAAGACGACCAGAAGAACATCGGGGGCGCCCTCGACCGCAACAGCCAGTCGGTGCAGGGCTTCAACATCGTCCAGAAGGACCTCTCGTTCCAGCTCAAGCAGGTCGAGGCCGGAGCCGAAGCCGCGGCCGTCAAGATCGGTGACTGGCTGATCCCCAAGGTCGAGACGCTCGGACATGACGCCGCCGACGTGGTCGTCTGGCTCGGCCACAACAAGGACGTGCTCTACGGGATCGGCATCGTCGCGGGCACCACGGCGGCGGCACTCTCGACGATCTTCGTCGTCGACAAGATTTCGGGCTGGGTCAGCAAGATCGAGTCAGCCGGCCAGTCGGCGATCAACTTCGGGGCCAAGGTCCTCGGACTGGACGCGCCCTTCGCTTCGGCCAGCACCGCTGCCGACGCCAGCGCGACCGCGGTCACCGGTGCGGCCGAGACGATGCAGACCTCGATGTCGGAGCTCACCGCGGCCCTCGAGGCCAACACCGCCGCGATCCAGGCGTCTCTCGGCGGGGTCGGCACCTCAGCCGAAGGGGCCGCCACCGAGTTCGGCGCGGCCATGGACACCATGGATGCCGACTACGCGGCGACCCGGGCCGAGCTCGAGACCCCGATCACCGTCCCGCCTCCGATCACCGCTGGGGCCGGGGCGGCTGGAGCCGCTGAGGGGGCGGGGGCAGCAGGAGGCGTTGGTGCCGGTGCTGGGGTCGCTGAGGCGGGAGCGGGAGTGGCCGAGGGGACAGCCATCGCCGCCACCGCCGCGAGCGGGTTGACCATCGCCGCTGCGTCAGTAGGACTCGCCATCGGAGTCGCCGCAGCGGCTGTGATCGCCGACAAGATCGGCCACCTGACCGGGATCTCGGGCGCGGGGTTCCAACAGCAGTACCTCCATGTCGCCCAGACCCAGGGGGGAGCAGCGGGGCAAGAGGCGCTGGTCCGGCTCGACCCGGCGAACCTCGCCATCATCGCCAAAGGGACGGGCCCGAACGCAGCGGAGGCGCAGAGCCTCATCATGCTCGCCCAGATCCACGCCGACCAGGCCAAGGCGACCGACATCAAGGCGTTGCAGGACAACGTCAAGACCCAGACCCAGACCTACGGCGCGGACTCCAAGCAGGCGGCCTCGGCCCGGGCCCAGCTCTACCAGGCCGAGCATCTCGTCTCCACCCTCGGTGCCAAGGACTCGACGTTGCAGTCCAAGATGGCCGGCCTCGAGGCCGCCGTCCAGGGCGACCAGGTGAAGCTCGGCCAGCTGAACGAGAAGGCCGCGGCGCTCGCCAAGGACGGCACCATGGCCGACACCAAGACCGCGCTCGCGAGCAACCTGAACGTGCTCCACGCCGACAACGCCGCCAACGCCTCGGGGGCGCACATCGACACCGGAGCGGTGAAGGCGGCGATCGCCCAGGAGTACACCCACATCGACGCCCTGAAGCAGGTCACCGACGAGATCACCAAGGCCAAGGACACCGAGAAGATGGACCAGGATCTGCTCGGTCAGCTGAAGTCCGAGCAGTCCGACATCCAGAAGCTGCACAACGACAGCCACGACCTCGTGACCGCCGTGCAGGCTCCGCGGTCGCTGGCGGCCAAGGGCGGGATCAGGATCACCTTCGTTGGCTGACGACTCCCTCGACATCGACATCGACGCGACGGCCGACATCGGCCCGCTGGTCGACGTGATCCTCACCCGGATCGAGAACAACCCCCAGCTGCTCAACCGGCTCTGGCAACTGCTTGAGCCGCTGGTCGACGCCCGCGCCAACCAGGTCGCCGCCAACGTCGCCCGCTCGGGCACCGGCACCCGCTCCTAATCCCCCGGAGGTCCACCCGATGCGATCCGCTCTGCTCGACGCGCCCGAAGTCAAGTTCTGGCGCTGCCCGTCCTGCGGGGCGACCGAGCGCCAGGTGGCCGGCATCACCATCGCCCACCGCTGCCCGGCGCATGAGTTCCTCACCGTGCCCTTGGCGTGGGTAAAGAACCCGACCGACGTTCCCGACGTTGTGCACCGGGTGATCGAGCGCGAGGACTACATCGGCGACTCGGGTGGTCAGCGGGTCATGGCTGTGCGCCTCGAGCGGGCCGACGGCTCCTACGACACCAACGTCTACGCCCCGACCGCCGAGCACTCGCTTGCCCAAGCATGGGGTGGCCCCGGGGCCTGGTCGGCCTCAGCGATCTTCGCCTACGCGGTCTACTCGTCGCTGACCAAGGCCATGAACTGGTCGAGCGACTCGCTGAAGGTCGCCCTCTACAACAACACCGGCACGCCGGACAAGACGGTCACCACCGCGGTCCTGACCGAGTACAACGGCTCGGGCTCCCAGTGGGTGACCGCCAACGAGGTGTCCCAGTCCGGCCAGTGGGCGGCCGGTGGCGTGGCGCTGGCGGGGGTGACGGTCACCCAGTCGACCAACGTCATCACCTTCAACGGGTCCAACACATCGTCGGGGTCGGCGGCCACGTTGTCCAACGTCTACGGCTGCCTCGTCTACGACACGACGGTGTCGAGCCAGGGGCTGTGCTTCAACTACCTCGGCGGTGCCAACGCGGTGTCCGGCGGCACGTTCACCGTGGTGTGGAACAGCTCGGGGATCGCCACCTTCACCACCTGATGCCGGTCCAGCCTGCAGAGGCCGGGGCATCCGCGCACGACGCCACGGTCGTCGTCACCGAGAACGGGGTCGAACGGTCCGGCCTGGTCGATGCCCAGCCGACCGCCCCTCCCAAGCAGGAACTGTGGCTGCCGCCCAACATGGCGCCCTCCGGCCTGCGCGCCAAGCGCCAGCCGAACGGCTGGTGCTGGAGTGGCGACCACTGGCCGACGCCGTTCTCACGATTGGCCGACGGCGACTGGGAGCGTGTTTGTCTCTGGGCCGGGTGCGGTTGGCGCCAGCGCACGAGCGTCAACCCGGGCGAACCGGATCACCCCGACCGTCGCTTCCTCGACGAGGAGAGACCGCCCGGAGAGGGGTGAGCGGTGTCCATCACCCACATCGCCCAGAACACCACGATCACCTCGGGCTCCAACTACTCGCCGACCACCGTCGCCAACATCCTCACCGCGTCGTTCCGTACCGCCAGCTCCAACCCGAGCGGGGGAGGGGCGACGACCTGGACGCTCGGTGCGGGCGGCGGGGGTGGGAACCAGGAGCAGTGGTGGGGGGCGGTCACCGCGACCGGCGCCCACGCCTTCAACTTCGCCGGGACCCTCCAGAGCCTCGACGAGTTCTCCAACGGCTCGACGGCCACGCTCTGGTCGGTCGACAAGAACGGGATCACCCACACGGGCGCGAGCGGCTCGACCTTCGCCGGCCCGACACTCACGCCGACCGGCTCAGGGGAGCTGGCCGTCTACAACTTCGAGGCCCTCTCGGTGTCATCGGGCGGCACCAGCGGGTTCACCTACGAGGCCGGCGCCACCAGCATCGACGAGATCGCCTACGACCTGAACGTCGGAGCCGCGGTCACCCCGAGCGTCAACGTCGGGACCAGCGGGTTCGGGGCCGCCTGTGCAGGCGTGCTCTACAGCGCCCTCGTCGGCACCGATGCCTCCGCTGGCCTCGCTGCTGCCACCGTGGCTGCCTACGGACCGAGCGAGACGGTTGCGCCGACCGCCAGGGTGGCCGGTGTCACGGCCACCGCCCTCTCAGCCGCCCCCGACGTCCAGCCGGTCGCCAGCGTGGCCGCGGTCATCGCGGCCGCCTACAACGCCTCAGTGGTCACCGGCGACTTCGCCCCGGCCGGCACGGCTCCGGTGTCGGTCGCCGCACTGCTCGCCAGCGCCAAGGTCGGGAGCGGTGCGGGTCTCGCCAACGTGGCGGCCACCGCCTACAACGCCAGCATCTGGCCCTACTCGCAGCTGCCGGTGTTCTCGGTCCAGGTTGCGCAGAACAACAACCCCTTCGACCCACCGTCCGCCATGGTGTGGAGCGAGCAGCGCGACTGGGTGCGCAAGATCCGGGTCCAGATCGGCAAGACCGGGAGCCTGGATCGGGTCAACGCCTCGACGGCGTCGATCACCTTCAACAACCGCTACGACCCGGTGACCGGGATCGGTGGCCGCTTCACGCCGAGCAACACCAACAGCCCGCTCTACAACGCCAACCCGTTCTACGGCCTGGTCCCCGAGAAGCCGATACGGGTGGTGGCCAGCTTCGGTGGCATCTCCTACCCGATCTTCTACGGGTTCGTCGACAGTTGGGGTCCCTCCATCCTCGGTCAGTGGAACCAGGACGCCGTGCTCGCAGCGAGCGACATCCTGTCGTTGCTCAACACCCGCTACCTCGCCAACACGACGCTGTACCCGAACACCGTTCTCGCCTCGGTGCCGAACTGCTACGCCCGCTGCGGGGACTTCCAGACGCCCATCGCCGGCGCGTCGCAGGTCACCCTTCAGGACTCCTCGGGCTACGGCTCAGTGCTGCTGGTGCCGGGCCTGGCGGCGGCCAGCGGGTCGAACTGGACCGGTGGACAAGGGGGGCCGTTCCTCTACGACCCCAACACCGCCCTCGCTCTCGGGGACAGCTCGGCGCTCTCGACGGCCATCTCGGCCGTGCAGAGCGCGCTGGCCCAGGCCAACTCGAACCAGAGTGCAGTCAGCTCGGCCTCCGGCGCGGAGTCGGCGGCCTTGTCCACGGCGTCCAGCGCGCTGTCGGCCCTCTCCTCAGCCGTCTCGACGGCCAGTGCTGACAACTCGTCGGCATCGAGCGTGTTCATCACCGCGGCGCTCCCCTACTCAGCCGGGTACAACGCGGTGCTCTCGGCGATCTCGCTCACCACCTCGTTCATCAGTGGTGGGACCCAGGCCGAGGCGTCTGCTGCGATCGCGGCATGGAACGCGGGCCAGTCCGGGTGGACGAACTCGGCGGGCCAGGCCCTGACCGTGACGACGGGCAGCTCGACGGCACCGAACAACCTGGCCGCCAGCTACGCGAACTCGGTCGCCGCTGACTGCGCGAACGTGGCGAGCCTCGTCGCCTCGGCCATGGCGGCCCTCGCTGCCTACACCCAGGCCCAGGCCGCCTACGGCACGGCTGCGGGCGCCAGTGCGATCGCCGGCGAGGCGTACACCGCGGCCCTCGCCGCGATCCCCGAGAGCGGGGCGTACATCGCTCTCTCGACGAGCGCCGGGGGCATGTTCTCGGGCGACCTGTGGTTCGCCACCACGACGTTGCCCACCTCGGGCTACTGGACCCAGACCGTCGCGTCGGTCTCGGGCAACAGCTCGGCGGTCGGCGCCTTCCAGATCAACACCACCGGCCAGCTGTGCTTCAACTGGGGCACCCCCGGCGGTTCTCTCGCGACCGAGATCGCATCGAGCGCGGTGGTCACCGACGGGAACTTCCACCACCTGTCGTGGTCGATGTCGGGCCACGGCGGGACGATCATCGTCGAGCTCGACGGCGTGACACTCGGCTCGTTCTCCAACGCCAACCTCTCCAGGGGGATCTCGGGGTCGATCTACGTCGGGGGCCTCTGGAAGAACCCGGCGGTGGTCTGCGACTTCATCGGCACGGTGAGTGACATCGCCACCTACTCGACCCAGATCGCCATCTCGGTGATGGACAACCACGACACCGTCGGCACGTACTTCCAGAACGTCGAGACCACCGACCAGCGACTGTTGAAGGTCCTGGACGTGGCTCTCGGACCCGCGGTGGTCGCCAACCTAACCCTCGACTTCGACGCCGGTACGCAACTGTGCGCGCCCGAGACCAACCCGACGATCCAGACCCAAGGGCTCTCCTACGCCCAGAGTGTGAGCGACACCGAGGCCGGTCTGCTGCACGTCGGGGGCGACGGGGCGATCCACTTCTGGAACCGTCGTCACCCGACCACCGGGTCCCGGTCGACCACCAGCCAGGGGATCGTCGGCGACAACCTGTCGACGGCCACCTACCACTACCTGGCCGACCTCCAGATCGTCCGCCAGAACCGCAACCTCTTCACCGACATCCAGGCGATGATCTCGACGGGGGCCAGCTCGGCGACGGCCGCGGGGACGCCGACGGCGACCACGCCCCCCCAGTTGCAGGAGGCGATCAACACCGCGGCGCAGGGCCCGATCGGACCGAGGGTGCTCCAGCGGTCCGGTCTGCTGTACGCCTCCGAGCAGGGTGCGGCCGATCTGGCCACCCTCTACGAGCTGCGCTACTCGGTGCCCGTCGACGAGGTCGCGGTGATGTCGCTGTCCTCGCTCGCCGCCAACCAGGTGAACCTGCCGATCATGCTCGGTTCCAAGCTCTGGGACCGATTGACGGTGCAGCGCCAGGGCCCGGGCGAGTCGGGGTTCAGCGGCGACCAGCTGGCCATCAAGATCGACCACCAGATGGACATCGACACGACCGAGTGGAAGACCACCTTCGCCCTGTCCCCCTACGAGCTGATCCCGGCTCAGGCCGATGTCGCCAACGTGGCGGCCACCGCCTACAACGCCCACGTCTCGACCAACACCCCGACCGCTGGGGTTGCTCAGGTCCAGGCAGCAGCCCTGAATCCCACGGCTGTGCCCTAGAAGCCCGTCTCAGCCGGGCTGGTCCTTTCTGACACTCGGGTCCACGGATCCGTGCCTGGCGGGCGCTTCGTGCGTGGGATTTCGGAGTCCAGGGCAAACAGCCGTTCGACGAACCGGTGTTCGACAGGAGGCCCAGTGGCCCTGGTCACCATGTACGACGCCGTCGATCCGGCCAACGTCCCCCGGGACGCCCAGGCGGTGGCCGGCTACTTCGACGGCCACTACGTCTGGACGGTGGACGACTGGGCCCTGTTCCCGGGCGTCCCCCACGTCCCCATCACCGTTTTCGGTGCGCCCTCAGTCAGGGTCTGTGACTGCGAGGCGGGGGATCTCACGCCGGCACGAGCAGCGGCGTGGGCGGCCAGTGAGGTGTCCAGCGGTCGCCGCCCGACCATCTACTGCAACACCTCGACCATGCCAGCGGTCAAAACCGCACTGGCCGCTCTCAACCTCAGCCTCGGGACGGCTGGCGAGGTCGACTGGTGGCAGGCGCAGTACGACGGCGTGGCCGTGCTCGCCCGGGTCAACGGCGTCATGCCGGTGGCCAAGCAGTACGCCGGCTCACCGGGCAACAGCCCCGGGCCCTACGACGTCTCGGTTGCCGACCCGGCATGGCTCGGCACCGTCCCCACGCCACCCGCACCACCCCCGCCGCCACCCACACCCTCGAGGAGCGCCGACATGGGCAAGACCGCACACGCCGCTCGACCCGACGGCTCGGGCATCGACCACTTCGGGATCCGAGCCGACGGCGTGATCGACTGGCAGCCGAACATCGGTCCGATCACCGACGGCTCGGGGTCGGCGGTGCCAGCTCCGGTGGCAGGCCAGGCGGTCACCGAGATCGGCGCGCTCTGGTACCAGCCCACCCCGGGCGGGACGGGCGAGCTGTTCCTTTTCGCTCAGGTCGCCGACACGCTCCTCCAGAACCGCTGCTTGCCGGACTGGCAGGCCATCGGTGTCGACAACCCGGCGTGGAGTTGGGGCGGCTGGGAGGTCGTGATGAGCGGTCTGGCGGCTGGGTAACCCATGCTCCTGGCGCTCGCCTCGCCTCCGTCCTTCTGGCCCTATGTGTGGGGCGGGATGCTCGCCATCGTCTTCGCGTCATTTCTCGCCTTCGTCGGGACGGCGGTCTTTCGGGTCGTTCGTGGGCGGCGATTGCAGAAAGCGAAGGCGGAGCGTCAGCACCTCCGTACCGACCAGTCCGATCACGACCTGCTCGTCCAGGTGACCGACCTCGTTGCGGGCCGCGAGCAGACCGACCTCGAGCGGATCATGGGCAAGGAGCCGCCACCGGGGATGGCTCAGCAGGTCGAGGATCTGGGGTCCTCCCTCGCCCACCTCCACGAGTGCTTCGAGAACCACAAGAAGGACGTGGTCACCCGGCTCACCGCGCTTGAGAAGAAGGGGGTCAGCGCATGAGGAAATGGGCGGGCGTTCTGACCCCCGAGGTGCGCTGGTCGATCGCAGTGGTGATCGCCGTTGCGGGCGTCCTCGGAGGCATCGCCTTCGCCATCTGGATCGTGCTGCGGCTCAACAGCAACGCGCACGTGGAGATCCACTACATCCACGACTCGATCTGCATTCTCTATTCCAACTTCCACCGGGCCTGTCCGTTGCCCCCAGTGCCATGACACGCCGCCCCACCCACGGCTGGACGCATCACGGCCACGAGGTCCACGGCAAGACGCTCGACCACCTCCCGGACGACACCGCGTATGCCCGCTTCAACAAGAAGGTGGCGGTCCGCGTCACCAAGATGGTCGGCTCGATGACCTGCGCATGGGTCTTCTGCGTGCTCGCCTTGTGCTCGCTGCCCGCGGTGCTCTCGGGCTTCTCGGTGTTCCACGCCACGTTTCCGAACTGGCTGGTGAAGACGAGCGTGATCGCGCTGGTGGCCTGGATCGCGCAGACCTTCCTCCAGCTCGTGCTGCTCAGCGTCATCATGGTCGGCCAGGACGTACAGAGCCAGGCCAGCGACGCCCGAGCGGCCAAGACTTTCGAGGACACCGAAGAGGTACTCAACCGACTCGACCTCAAGACGGCGGGCGGCATCGCTGACCTCCGTGCCGATTTGCTGGCTGCCATCCACGCCAACAAGTGACCCTCACGGCTGACCCGCGGCTCCACACGCTCTTCGACC